TTTCCCTGCGTTATCAAATCGGTGCACACATGTTCCCACACTATATCATCATCCACTTGACTTCTCTCCAAAATCTGCATCATCCTGAGTAATTTGAGCTATATGTACCCAAGCACTATCGTCTATGGAGTTCCATTCTCTATTTCAGCACACGTAAATATCTATCGTACCATTATCATCAGTTAGATTATTCATTTCGAATTGTACAAATCGCCTTACTAGACTTTTTGTAAATTCTCCACCATATTCAGTTTCGATTGCTCTAGATATTAGTATACCTTGATCAGCGTATCCAGCAGGATTTGCAGTATCATATATTCTAGCACAATATGCGTAGTCATCATAACTAGCAAATATAAAGTCTTTTGCTACAGCTAGTCACTTTGGAGTCTTATCTTCTGATTCATTATTAAATTTTCGCCTGAGATTTCCTACTGGCATCTTATTAGCATTATACCAGTTAAATTCCCATATTCATTCCACATCAGCAATATACGCACGTCCCTCGTATCGAGCCATATCTTCACTACATGGTCACGTAAAGAATCACAGTTTATGCTGTACATCATATAGACTCAATCCTGCTCTATGGCTTCTCATTACAGGATATGTTTCATATCATATTACTTCTCTTAGGCTTATGTTATTGTTGCTTCAGTCGTATGTCGTTACCACCATTTCCTTTGTCATGTGTGGATATACCCTGAGTACTCTTGTGTTAGGAAGTTCCACGCTCTTCATCAATCCACTATCTTCCATGTCGAATATTCATGGATAGTAATGTATTTTTGTATTTCCTACTTTATCTCTCAAAAATATTTCTACATAGTCGGCTTTTGGAGATATATCAATTATATCTACATCAGGACTGTATTCTTTTACTATTTTCCATCATGATGCGTATACAGATCATGCGTCATCTGCAGGATTGTACACCCACAAATAGTTACCGTTTCATACCAATAGCATACTGTTATTAAAGTTACATATGCAGTCGCAGTATGGTACAGCTTGTCACATTATTACTGGAGTATCTCATGTATTATCTACAGGTACAGTATTGAGCACTTCAGGAGTAAAAGGTTCTCATTGCTTTGGCAGTTTATAGGAAGTTATACCCACGAATGTGCTACTCCTATTCCCAATTACGAACAATCTTCCACCGAATACTACTGCATCAAATGGAGTCATCGAGCTTGGCACGTTTCATATAGTTGTACCAGATGGTCGTGATTCTGGACTTATAGCTTTTACATCTCATGTCACAGGTATTGCTATTACATAATCCCCAGCACTTACCAGCTTACACGATTTATAATTTGCTGATCTTTGTCGTCCTGTGGTCAATTTTATACCTCTAGGATCATCAAACACATTTAGATTCTCAGCATATTGAAAACTTCATTCCATACCCATAAATGGATCATCAGTTACTCCATATTGTCGAGTTCTATCTCTTATTATTCCATCAGGTAAGCTCATTATTGTAGAAATCTAGTATCTAAAAATATCTCTTTTACAGGTCTGCTATCTCTAGTGTTTAGCATTCCTAGAGCTGTAAGAATTTCTTTTTCCCATGTTTCATACTCTATCTGAGCACTAGCTCTGTCTGTTTCGTGTCGTTTTAGTCTAAAGTCTAGATACATATCCAGTGTATCTATTAGATAGAATGGTAAGTTTATATCTGATTCCTTTGTGTTAATGTCTATATCTTCTTCCCAGTAGTTATAACGTATTTTTATTCCATCAGTTATTGCAATTTTTGGAGTAGGAAAAATTACGATTTGATTTTTTCCCAAAAATTCAAATCTAGGTTTATATTGTTGCTGTCTAGCTCGTTTTCTGTCGCTAAATTCTTCAGCCATTACTTGCTCACATACATGGTATACTGGTAGGTTAGTACGAGAATCTACTCTATATGCTACTTCCATTTGTATTACTGATACAAAATCTTTCATTCCATTTACAGGACGAGTATCAGTAGTTCCTAAAGGTAATGTGTATACATTCTGTCATGCTACTGTAGATATTCCTATCTGATCACTAAATAGGTTATTTCTTCAGATGCTGATTAATTTTTTCTTTAGCTCGTTATATCCCTCTTTCATCCATAGAGTACCCAAATCGTCAGTAACTTGTTTTGGTCATCTAATTCTAGAAGTCCTCCACTCATTAAATCTGTTTCACATAGTTGTAGCCATGATGCATATTTTACTCAGATAAAAATCCTGATAATACGATATAAAGAGGTAGATTTCTCCACCTCTTTAGGTTCTTACTACCAAGCGTAAGATAGCGTACTTGCAGATTCGATTCTAACAAGAGCGTCTTGTTGCAAGATAATAGAAGCAATAGCCATCTTCCATCCAACAATTGAGAATAATCCAAGTGGATTATAGCTGTCTTTGTTGTTTCTAGAGATGAATGTTGTTTCATATGCTTGCAATTGAGAAGTTCCGTAAGCTCCCTCTCCAAATACATATGTTGGATATACAGTCACATTACTAGAGAATGTCTGTACAAATGAGCTTTCGATAATTCTTACACCCATCAATGTTCAGATTTCTCCAGTTACGATATCCTTTACGAGATCAGTATATTTCTTTACCTCTACCCAAGCATTTCATCCTACTTGTTCTCTCATATCGAAAGATACGTTTGGATGCATAATACCGATGTATCCACCTGCAAAAGGTTTAGCACCTTTAGTAGACAAGAAAGCTCTTGCCTTATTAATTTCAGTTGTTTTCATTACATCAGTTGCAGCGATAGTAGCACGAGAAGTAGCTGATCCAGCGTAGATTACGTTAGTTCAGTTAGTAGATAAAGTAGATTGTACTACTTCATCCATGATTCTACTAGCGTTATGAGCCAATTCTACCATAGCTTGTCCTACTACATTAAGTAATGTAGTGTCTTCAAGTATGTCAGTAATTTGAGCTACTTGTCCGTACTGAGTACAAGACACACTGATAGTACTGATTGTAAGATCAGTGAAAGATGGAGTAGTTCCCTCAGTAATTACTGAAGCATTAGCACTAGCTGTAGATTTAGACATCCTAGCCCATTGTACTGCTCCGTATCATTTCTGGCTAACTGGTCATTTACCAAATTTCCAGAAAACTAAATTAGGTTCTAAGTTCTCTAAGAACTTCTTCTCCAAGTATTTATGAAACAAATCTGTTGTTCCTGATGCTTGGATGTTACTTGTTTGCATCATGATTAAAATTGAGTTTAGGAATAAAAGAGTTATTTATCTCCCCAGACTCAATCTATTTTTTTTAGAATGGACTGTTTCCATTCTTGATTTGTCTGGCGAGTTCTTGCTCCATCGCTTTAGTATCCATGTTGTCCATAGATTCCTTGCTGAGCACTCTATTTTCTCATAGCACGCTAGTCCCTCCAGATTTTTTATTGAGCTCCTGCTGATCATACTCCACTCAGACTTTACCATTGTATAATGATATTACGTCTTCTGGCTCTAGATCCTTATAAGCATCTTGTTTTGCCATTTCTTTGATAGCTTTTTGAGATTCTTCAGAGATTCACATCTCATTCATCATCTGCCACAATAGTCACTCTTTCATGCGACTTTTCTCGGATTTTATCTCATTCCTACGATTTTTTTCATAGGATAGATCATTTTTGAGATTCTGAATTTCTTCTTCTTTCTCATCAATGTCCTCGTAGTCGTCACGTTCCTGAGCTTCTTTGAGTTGCTTTTCTAGATCAGCAATTCTTTGATCCTTACTTGCAATTAGCTCATCCTTTTCTGCAATGGTTCTATTCTTTTTCTCCATTGCTTTTTGGAAATTAGACTTCTTTCATTCGTCAGCTTTTTTTTCTCAGTCTTCCTGAGATTTAGATTCATCAGACGTTGTAGCTTCTGATTTGTCTTGCTGTTGGTCGTCTTCAGTTTTTCATGTCATTTCATGAGTTGCCTGATCGCTACCATTTACTAAATTTGAAAGATCGTCTCTTCACTGAAGTTCTGCCATAAGTTCATCAGAACTCATTTCTTTTTCTGCCATGTTCTAATAGTTTAAGAAATAAATCACGGCGTATTTCTTGTCGCCTATAGCTTTTTTAGGGGTAAGCATCACAAATTCCCAGCTATTGCATCAGCAATACGCTCTTTTCTCCACCTAGTGACATGGAAGTCTAAGTGGAGAGAAGAGAGTATTACCTCTCTAGTTTTTGTACTTCTTGCTGATAATGCTCATTCATCTGCGAAATCACATTATTATTAGCTTCCTTGTTTAGTACATCATACGGAGCTTTTAGTACTAAACTCATTCA